TCAAATCGCCGCCATGTAGAACGCCGGATTCAGATAAACGCCGTCGTGCGTAAGTTCAAAATGGAGATTCGGGCCGGTAACCTTGCCTGTCGCGCCGACAAGCGCGATCTTTTCCCCGGCATTGACCTTCTGCCCCTCTTCAACATAGATCTGGCTGCAATGGGCGTACATCGTCGCGTAGCCGTCCTCGTGCTCCACGCGGAGAAACTTTCCGCTCGTGCCGTTCTCGCCGACTTCCGTCACCGTTCCGGACGCAAAGCAGACGATATCGTCGCCGGAGTTTGCCGCGAGATCCATGCCGTAGTGGAACTTTGTCTCGTTGTCGATCGGGTGCAGCCGGTAGCCGAAATCGGAGGATACTCTGGCGGAAAGCGGCTGAACGAAGGAAAACTTCGGCATGGGCGCGTCGTAGGAGACATTGGCCGGAACGCCGAGATCGACGAACGGCTGCTGCTCTTCCATAAACGCCGCCATCGCCTCTTCAACGGCGGGGGACAGCTCTTCCGTGCCGGCTGGTTCCGTAAGTCCGAGAAACTCCGCGGCGTTGATCGTGACTGTGACCGGCATCGCAGCATCGTCCGCCGCTTCCGTCACACCTGCGACGGTTTCCTCCGTCCTATAGTCTGCTCTGTGGAAAGATTCTTCGACTGTACGGATCGTTTCGGATGTGCGGGCAGGGAAGAGCAGCTTCGCGGCGGCCGCCGCAACAAACAGTCCCGCTGCCACATAGATGGTTGCGCGTTTTGCACGTTTCATTCCAAATCACACTCCTGCCAAAGCGTATTCGGACGAGTCACAAGCTATGAATCCTTTTTTGTCGCTTGACTTTTCAGGCATATTTTGGTAAAGTACATCAGTAAACAAAATACGCGGATATAGTTCATCGGTAGAACGACGGCTTCCCAAGCCGTAGAGGTGGGTTCGATTCCCATTATCCGCTCCATGGGAAAACCCCTTGAAATGCTCGAAAAACGAGCAATTTCAAGGGGTTTTCGGCGTTTTGGCGTGCTGTTATTCTGCGCTGGATGGTATGGCGGATGTACGTTTTGGAGCGTTTTTTGACCCTTTTTTACTAACGGATTTACTAACGGAATAGAACCGGCGCATTTTCTTCGCGGCCTTGGAAAGATCTTTTTCCAAAAGACGAAGATAAAAATCATGGACGGTTTTCCAGTCGCTCCAGCCGCCGTGCCGCATGGTTTCTTCCTCCGACCATCCGAGATGATAGGCGAGGGAAGCAAAGCTGCTACGGAGCCCTTGGAAGCCGACCTCTGGGAGATCGTGTGCAGCGCAGATGCGGTTGATCCGACGACGGGTGTTATCGTTGCATGGACACATACTTCCGGTATGATCTTGGAGCAGCTCCAGCAGGCGGGGAATCACGATGGGGACAACGCGCTGCGAGAGGGCGGACTTGTTCTCCTCGCGGTGGATCCATGAGCCATCGTCGGCGTAGACCGTGGAGCCGGAAACGCGGATCGTCTCGGACTTGCGGTCTATGTCCTCCATGCGCAAGGCGAAGATCTCCGAGCGGCGAAGGGAATGGAGAGCGAGCAGAGCGGGAAGTTCGACAGGGGTGCCGCGGATGAGATCGACAAAGACGAGGATCTGGTCATAATCGAGCCACGGAGTAACCGTTTTCGGTATCGCGCCGATGTCCACCGGATCAAAGGGAATCTTGAATTCTTTGAACGCTGCGGCAACGAGGCTTATCTCATTGTGCAGCGTCTTTTTTGCTACGCGCTTTGATTCGGCATCGATAGCCTGCGGCCAGTTGATGGAGCGGATATCTTTGTCCATATAAGCTGGGAACGCATTTCGGCGGATACCATAGTAGCCGCGAAGCGTGGAGGGAGAGCGGACGAGCCGACGCTCGATGTATTTGTCTAACAGCTCACCCAACGTCTGGCGGGGGAGCTTGCTCTCCTGCTCAATGAACCCGGCGCGGATGGCGAGGGCTTTGGTGCGGCAGGCTTCCTCCGTGGGCTCGGTGACGTTCACGCCCTCGCGGCGGAGCTGCACCGTCCAGCTGCCGGAGGGGAGCTGCCGGGGAGCGGGGATCTTGAGCTTCTTTTCCTTTTCGCGGAGCTGCTTCTTTCCGCACCAGTTGCAGTACAGCGAGTTTTCCGGGATCTCGCGGGAGCAGTTGCAGCACTTCATTCATTTTCTCCTTTGCGCTGCCGGTGGCGGCGGTATACACGGATGATGACGAGGACGACCATAAGCGCGGCGATCGCAAAACAGACCATCGAGAACACCGCGACGAAGTTCCACTCGCCGCGGAAGAAGCCGGCATCCGCGCACCGAACGTCCAGCGTAACACACCAGATGACAACGACAAAGAAGAACACGCCGAGCATCAGAATGACGGTGCGGAGAAATTCGATATCCCGGACGGCGGATTCGCACCGAGACTTCCAGTGGGAGGCGTCCTGCCGGGCAAGCTCCGTTTCCGCGCGGCCGCTCGGGGAGAGAATGCCGAAGGTTTCATCGAGCGAGACGTGCAGCTCCCGGGAGATGCGCACGACCGTATCCATGCTGGGGTTCGTGGATTTCGGGGAAAAGGCGTACTCCACGGTGCTCGGCGACAGATCGGCGGCTTCGGCAATGTCCGGGAAGGTGCGTGTGCCCTTGGCCTCCCGCCAGCGGTTTTTCAGCACGTCCATTTCGTTCATGTTCTCCGTCCTTTCGTTATTTTCGGGGTGAACCGGGATATATTCGTGTCGAAAAAGCTGAACTCCGGCTCGCCCGCAAAGCGTTCGGTTTCGGATCTTGCGCCGGTCTGTTACGATGCAGTAACAGCAGGGCGAGCGGGACGCCCTGCGGCAGACGTCCGGGGCGGGTCTGTGGCACGGCTTCCCCCGGGCGTTCGCCTACACTATAGCACTATCCGCGGCAGAACGGCACGGAAAATATATAAATTTGTAAGAATATACAAGAGAATAACCAGAAATGCAACAAAATGACAAGGGGGGAAGAAATGGAAGAGACGAAGGTCGAGGAGATCGTGCGGATGCTGCGACGGATGGACATACGGCAGCTGCGGAGGGTGTACTTCTTCGTGCTGGGGATGATGTAGCGACGGGAGGAGCAGAGCCCCTCCCCTACAAGACCATCTTCGTGAGGTAACGAAAAAGGTAAAGAGAGAACCCGTCGGAAATTCCGACGGGTTCCTTCTGTCAGTCAAACAAATCGCTGTGTGTGCCGGTACGGGTGAGACAGAGCGTCAGTTCGCCATGGGATATCTCGTAGATCAGCAGCCAGTCCGGCGTGATGTGGCACTCGCGGCAGCCGATATAGTCGCCGGAGAGCGCGTGGTCGCGGTTCTTTTCCGGGAGCGGCTTTTCCTCGGCGAGAAGCTGCACAACGTTTTCCAACAGGCGCACGTCATAGCCGCGGCGGACGATGCGCTTATAGTCCCGGCGGAAGGCTGCCTGAAACTTAATCGTCAGCATTGAGCGCCTCCATCAGATCCGCGACGGAATGGAACGGGCCGCTCAAGCCGATGCCGGCCTCGGCGTCCTCGATCGCCTTTCTCGTTTCGGCGTTCGGGATCTCCGCGCCGATCTCAAAGGGGATGCGGTATTCGCGGACGGCTTTTTTCGCAAAGACGGTGACGGCGGCGGTGACGGAAAGCCCCATGTCGGCGCAGAACGCCTCGAACTGCTTCTTGAGCTCGCTGTCCATACGGATATTCATAACCGTGGTTGCCATACTATCAGCTCCTTTCATTATTTGTATACACATTGTATTACATAATATACACGTTGTCAACACAAAAAAGAGAGCGGGGAGTTATTCCCTGCTCTCTTTTTCTGCTGCGATGGAATTATAGATGTTCTCAAGGATCTGCCATTCGGGGGAATCGGGCTCAAAGCGCAGGAGACTGGTGATGAGGCGGGAGCGGAAGGACTCAGGCCGGTCGGCCAGGAGCTTACGGACAAGCTCGCCGAGCTCCTCGGCACGGGGCTTTACCTCGAGCATCTCGCCGGTGCCATCGCGGAGCCAGGCTTCCCGCACATTGAATTCGCGGCAGATCAGCGAGATCACCGCATCGGACGGGTCGGAACGGTCTAAGTCCCAGTTGGCAACGGCGCCACGCGTGATGCCGAGGCGGTCGGCGAACTTCTGCTGCGTGAGGCCGAGAGAATCGCGCAGTTCCTTTGTTCTGGATGCTACGGACATAGGCAGCACCTCCTTTCGAGGACACTTTAACAGGCGTCACACAAAAAGTCAAGAAAAATTGCAACACAAACGCAAAAGGGGCTTGACAAATGCGTTTGAAACACGTATAGTTGTGTCACAAACACAAAGCGATGCAACGGAAGGGAGGGGATGAGATGAAGATCGTGATCCTCGGGAAGCCGAAAGAAATTGCCGCTCTTGCGGCGGAAACGCAGGAGCGGCAATTCCGGCAGATGCTGACCGTCCAGGGGCATTACCAGACGGAACGCCTTAATGCTATGTGTCGAGGTATCGAGCTTTTGCGAGCTTCCAAGCACGAAGAAGCGGATCAAGAGACTCGATCTTGTGAATGATCGCTTCAATTTCGCGGATGCACCTACGGTTTTCCTTTGTGTTCGACAGCTGCTCATAAAAGGATTTGCGCGACTGCAAGCACTCCCAGAGAATGAGGACTTCCTTATCGGTGAAGCCGTAGTCCATGAAAATCACCTCCTTTCTGAATATTTCAGTATATCTCAGAACGGAGGCGGAAAGCAAACAGAAAGCGATGCAACGGAAGGGAGGGGGTGAGCGGGGTGGAAGAGGAGCTTGAGGAGCTGGAAGAGACTGTGGACGCGATGAGAAAAGAGCTGATCCGGCTGCGATGGAAAGCGGAAGCGCTTGAAACGGCGGTCGCCGTGCTGGCCGGTCTCGCGGGGGCGTTTCTCGTGACCGCGGTGAGGCTGCTGCTTCGTTAGCCACGGAAGAGCGAGACGAAGAAACGGAAAAGCTCCATATGGTGTTCAACAATCAGAGCGGAAGCGACGCCGGAGGCGAAGGAAGCAAGCATTTTCAACAGGGCGGCGCGGCGGCTTTCCTTTTTGCGAATGAAATAGAGAAGGCCATCGTCCGTGGGATTCACCCACCAGCCGCCGTCCGGGCGGTCGTGCTTCTGGATGAGGCCCTGCGCCGCGAGAGAATGCATTTCCTTCTCCGTGAGCGGGGTATCCTCCAGACACACGGGACAGCTGTCCGGGGAGAGCTCGAGAAGCCCTTGCAGGTGCTTTTCGATCGGGGACATAAAACATACCTCCTTTTCTGAATATTTCACTATATCAGAAACGGCGGGGAAAAAACAAGAGGTAGGAGGCAATGCGAATGAAGGTACCGAACGGCGTTACATATGACAAGATCGCCGACGGCTGCGACGGCATGGCGGGCAAGCTGACGGATACCGAGCGGGAAATGCCGCTGTGGATGCTTATGAACCCGGAGATAGAGGAGCTGAAGCGGCGAACGGACGCGCTGGAGAAGCGCGCGGCGGCGCTGGAGAAGGAGATCGTCCTTCTCGTCTGGGCGATAGCGGCAGCGGCCGCGGCGGTGGCGGCGGTGCTGCTGGTGTGCATGTAAGGAGGTGAGGACATGAGCGAAAAGGAAAAGGCGCTGGCCGAGAAGGTGTGCGCGCTGCCGCCGGAGCTGCAGGAGAAGTTTGTACAGCAGATCGACGGCGCGGCTCTGGCTGTTGAGTATATGCAGAGCAAGCAAAAGGACGAAAAGGAGGCGGGGTAAATGCCGAGAGTACGGCTGGCCGTTCCGGCGGAGCAGAGGAAGATCGAGGCGGATCTCACGGAGCACTGCACGGGCGGCGCGCGCTACGCCGACATGACGCAGATCGGGCGGTATCTCGGAATCGAAAACCGGAGGATCGTCGCGGAGTTTCTGGACGGGCTGCCGTGCTTCCAGCGCGGCGCAAAGAAGAAGTGGCGCGTGGACGATCTGGCGGCGCGGATCTTGGAAGCGACGAAATAGGGGGGGACAATCCCTCCGGCGGCGACGCCGCCACCTCCCTTTGCACAAGGGAGGCTTAACCCCTCCGTCAGCTTCGCTGCCACCTCCCCTGTCAGGGGAGGCAAGGGAGCTTCGGGAGACATTTTTGAAAGGACGAAGAACGATGAAAGGCATTTGTTTTCTGTGCGGGAATTATGAACAGCTCGAAGAGCACCACATTTTCGGCGGGGCCCGGCGGCCTATTTCTACGAAGTACGGGCTGACTGTCCATCTCTGCCCGTGGTGCCACCGGATCGACGCGGACAGCGCGCACCGCTCCGGCAAGACCGCGGAGCTGCTGCACCAGTACGGCCAGCACAAGGCGATGACCGAGCAGAAGTGGAGCAAGGAGGAATTCATTGCCCACTTTGGGAAGAACTATCTCAACGACGCGCAGATCTGGGGGATCGAGCACCCGGACGACAGCTGGGACAACGAGAGTGCCTTTCAGCTCGTGGAGGAAGGGGCGGTGCTGCCGTTTTGAAGGACGAATACATATGCTACCGCACGCAGTGCAGGTATCATTCCGGCAATGTGAGCGGGTCTGACGGGAGCTGCAACTACTTCTTTATCACCGGCGAGACCAAGACGAGCCTGGGCGAGGCGGACATCACGAGGAAATGCGGCCTTTATAAGCCGGGTACAGCCCTGCGGGTACGGGCGCAGCCGGTCGTGCTGCGCGGGAGCTCTCCGAGGAGGGAACCGAAGCAGCGAGCGGGGCGGCTTTACAACTGGGCGCAGTTCCGGGCGCTCTGGGATGAGGGCAAGAACGACCGGGAGATTGCGCGCATAATCGGATGCAACCCGGACACGGTGCAGAAGTGGCGGCACGGCGCGGGACTCCCGCCGAGATACCGGCAGGAGATCGACCGAGCAAGGCTGAAGGAGCTGTGGGAGGCCGGGATGGACGATCCGCACATTGCAAAGGAGCTCGGCGTTTCGACGATGTCCGCATGGCGGGCGCGAAACGGGATGGGACTACCAACGCAGAAAGAGAGGGCGAAGGAATGAAAACGTGCAGGGGGTGCCCGCACATCGCCCTTGACCAATGGCCGCAGGGGAAGCAGGCGGTGCGCTGTCTGTACACCGGGAACGGCGACAGGTTCGGGCGGGTGCTGCACGTTGTGCGGGACGGGAATCCGCATCCGGACAGCGTGAGGACGCCGAAGTGGTGCAAGAAGGAGCGGGACGGGGACGACAATCCCTCAGTCTCGCCTACGGCGAGCCAGCTCCCTTTACACAAGGGAGCCGAACCCCTCCGTCAGCTGCGCTGACACCTCCCCTGTTAGGGGAGGCAAGAGCGTGGGCGGGAGCCTTAGAAAGAAAGGAGAACATTGAATGATTCCGAAGGAGACGAAGTGCAAGTACTGCGGACGGCCGGTTCTGTTCGTGCCGGGGCCGCGGGGGCTTTTGTGCGTGGAGGCGTCGCTGACGCCGTGCCGCTTCCGCCGAGCGGCGGAGAGCAGCGACGACATGGTGACGCTCTACACCAACAGCGGCACGCCGCTGCCGGTGATCGAGTGCGAGGAGGACGAAATGTGCGGGGCGGCGCACAAGTTCCATTTCTGCCCGAACAAGAAGAGAGAGAGGAAAACGAAATGAGCAGGAGCAAGGCAATGTTTGTCACAACGATGGTGATGGCACTGTTGGCGGCGGTGATCTACTTCGTATGGCGCTACGGGCGCGGGTTTGGGATCATCGAGGCGCTGTTCGCGCTATACGGCTACGCCTCCTTCGCCGCCGACATCTGCCGGTGGATGCGCCTGCCGGACGCGGCGATCCTCCAGAGAGGCGGGCGGCACGGATGAAGGCTTGCCCGTTCTGCGGCGCGGAGGCGCGGCTCTCCATAGCCCCGGCGAAGGGGCATCCGATGGGGACCTACATCGCCACGATCCGCTGCGGGAACCCGCACTGCGGCGCGGAGATGCACACGCTGTACCCGGCTCCGCCATGGACGAAGGATCCCGTGCGGCAGGCAAGACTTGAGATTGAGAGACGGTGGAACAGAAGGTGTGGGAATGGATGAATACATAAAGCAGCGCCAAGCGGTGCTGAACGACATCTGCCAAAAAAGGTATGGATGCGACTATGAAGGAGATTGCCCGAGCTGCGCGTATACAACGCAGCTTGCGGCTGCTCCCGCCGCTAACGTTGTGCCGGTGGTGCGGTGTGAGAAATGCGCAGATCACGAGGACGAGGAGCCGGGGATGGTTTACTGCCAACAGATTGTTGGCGGTTGGGTTCCGAATGAGTTCTTCTGCGCCGAAGGGGAAGAACAAAACGATAGAAGGAAATCAATGGGCCGACTGATTTCTGCTGACGCATTGATAAAGAACCATTTTTCGGACGAACACAACATTGCTTTGTCTTATGCCAACAAGATATGGATGCGGCAAATCATAAATGCTGAGCCGACCGTTGACGCCGTTCCGCGAGAACTTTTTGACAAGCTGCTGAAAGGAATGTGCGAAATGTGCTTCATGTGGGGTGATGGGCTGTGTCCATTTTGCGAGTGGAAGAAATACCGGACAGATGCAAATGAACCGAATGGAGCATGATCTGTGGGTGCGGGCGGTGAATGAGCTTTGCCGGGCGTGCCCGTTTACGGCCTGCCCCGGACAGACGAAGTGCGTGAGGCTTGCGGAGCGGATCGTGGAGATGAAGGAGGAGCTGAGATGAAAAAACTGGCCATGATCTCGCAGCCGATGGCGGGGAGATCAACATGGGAAATTGACGATACACGAAATCGAGCAATCACCGAGCTGGAACAGCGCGGGTATTACGTTGTGAACACGTTTTTTACAGGCGCATGGCACGGCAAAGAGAAATTGGAGGGGCAGGGCGTTGTCCAGATCTCTCTTCACTTCCTTGCAAAGTCATTGGAAAAGATGAGCTTTTGCCACGCTGTCTACTTCTGCCGAGGTTGGCAGGATGCACGGGGCTGCCGCATTGAGCACGACGCGGCGGTAGCCTACGGACTTGAGGTGATCGAGGAATGAAGGAGCGGGTTTTATGGGCTTGCGGCGCTGCTCGCGGTGCTGGGGTATATCTTTTAGCCGAAACGGGCGGAAGGCCTGTCGTATGGGGGTGGCCACCCATGCCTGATGATGGCAGGCCGGAGAAAAAGACCTTGAAGCATTTAGGAGACATCACAAAGATCAATGGCGCAGAAGTAGAGCCCGTCTGGTGCATCACAGGCGGGAGTCCGTGCCAAGACCTTAGCATCGCCGGGAAACGTGCGGGTCTTGCCGGCGCTCGTTCCGGCTTGTACATGGAACAAATACGAATCGTCAAGGAGATGAGAGAGCATGACAGAAGCATTGGACGGACAGGTGAACTTGTTCGACCTCGGTATATGGTCTGGGAAAATGTGCCCGGAGCATTCAGCAGCAACTTCAAGGACGGATTCGGAGATTTCGGAGCCGTGCTGGAAGAAGCTGTACGCATCGCAGAGCCGGGATTTTCTCTTCCTCGACTGCCGGACAAGCAGAAGTGGACAAAATCGGGAGGGATCGTCGGCGACGGATGGAGCGTCGCATGGAGAACGCACGACGCACAATACTGGGGTATGCCGCAGCGCAGACGGCGTATCAGCATGGTGGTTGATTTTAACGGACACACCGCAGGGGACATCCTCTTTGAACGTTTCGGAGGAGCCGAATCTTCTGGTGTACACGAAGTTGTCGCAGATTCTGGAAGAGAATCCCGATCCGAAGTACAACCTTACGGCGAAAGCGTGTGCGGGGATACTCCGGAGAGCAGAGCGGCGTGGAAAACAGCTGCCGGAGACGCTGAAAGCGGTTCTTCTTGCGCAGGAAGGAATCCAATTGTAATGGCTACCCAGCAGGGTGGAGCGGAAATACGAACCGATAATCGCTGTCCAACGCTTACCGCGTCTGCCGGAATGAGCGGAAACAATCAGCCCGTCATCTGCTTACAGGGCAACGGAATAGACCGTGCCGATACCGCCGTCTGCAATGGCAAGGGATGGAAAGAGGATATAAGCTACACCCTCAATACGATTGACCGACCGGCGGTTTGCGCAGCCACGGTGCTGGACATGTCACACGCATGTGATGTTATCCGGGATTGCGGCGGCATATTCCCATCATTGCAAGCGAGAATGGGAACCGGCGGAAATCAGATCCCGCTGACGTATGGGATTGGCAACGGACAAGTAGCGGAAGCCGCCAGTATGGCCGAAGAAGTTGCGCAGACGCCGAATACCATGCACGACGCCCAGACAATTTTACGGTTTCAAAACGCATCTGATCTCGTGATTAGCATCGACGACGAGAAAAACGCTTACATAGACCAATTCGGCACGTTAAAAGCCCATGCGAGCGGCGGGACACAACAGCACGTTATGGAGCGCATGGTCGTTCGTCGGCTTACCCCATTGGAATGTACACGGCTTCAAGGGTATCCGGACGGATGGGTGGACATTGGCAACTGGACAGACGAGAAAGGCCGCGTACACAAGGAAGCGGACGCGCCGAAGCACAAAGCGCTCGGAAACTCCATCGCGCTCCCGTTCTGGCGCTGGATGTTCGGGAGAATGGCGGCGTATCTTCCGGAGGGCGCGACGCTCGGCAGCCTGTTTGATGGGATCGGCGGCTTCCCACTCTGTTGGGAAAGCATCCACGGAGCGGGAACCGCCAGATGGGCTTCGGAGATTGAAGAATTTCCAATCGCTGTTACAAAACACCATTTTGAAGAATCCAACAATAAATAAAACATGAAAATGGAGGTAAATACATATGGCGTTTGACGACGCGGCGCTGGAGCGGGCGCTGAGGGCGGAGACGAAGCACGGGCTGACACTCTACTGCAACGGCGAGACGATCACGGCGCTCGGCTATGAATGGATGGCGGTCGTGCCGATGGACGGCCTGCGGGAGCGGCTGCGCGGGACGCTCGGCGCGCTGGTGGAGATGCTCGGCTATATCCCGGAGAGCGACACGGTGCGGATCGTGCGGAACAAGGGAGGCTATCTCGTGCAGCCGGAGCTGCCGGAGACGGTCGGCGAGGAGATCAACGGATATGCCGGAGAAACGCACACCGAGGAGATCCGTCCGACCGGGCTGCGGATGGGGCTGAACTTCCTGATGCAGAAGAGAAACGGCGAGATCGTGGGCGTGACGCCTCGGGGGCCGGGGCTTGACGTGCGCCGGTACTCAATTACGCCGGGAGGGATCGTCCGGCAGGAGGACGGCGACACCGGCGAGCGCCTGTACCGACGCGGCTATCGACCGCGAGAGGACACGGACAGCGAGGCGACGCTCCGAAAGTGGCGGCATCTGGAGATGATGAGCTGGTGCGATTGGGACGCGCCGGAGGAATAAAAAACAAGGAGGATAAAAACATGGATTTCAAAAATGCACTCGAGGCAATGAAACACGGGGAGGCGGTGAAGCTGCCGTCGTGGGGCGGCTTCTGGCGATGGGATGCCGAGAAGCGGACCATCATCATGCACACCAAAGAAGGAAAGGAAATGGACATCCGCGAGACCCAGGTCGTGGAATACACGCTGCTGAACGTCCTGTCGGACGAGTGGGTGATTGCCGGGCTTGAAAACTGCCCGGCGTTCGGCGGCATAGCGCGCTTCTCCTTCAGCGAGGCGATAAAGTTTGTCAAGCGCGGGATGAAAGTACGCCGGGCCGGGTGGAACGGACGAGATCAGCACATCGAATTGGCGATAGACATCCGTTACTACAGCGCCACGGACGCGCAGCCGCGCAATGCGTACCATGAGGACATAGGAAGCAAGGCCATCGTGTTCTGCGGGACGCGGGGAGAGCAGATCGGCTGGCTGGCGAGTCAGGCGGACATGCTGGCGGAAGACTGGATGCTCTGCGAATGAGGTGCGAAGAGTGCATCAACTGGCCGCCGAGCGCTATGAGCGGGAAACCCTGCTGTTTCTGCTATCCGGACACGCAGATGAACTATTTTCAAAGGAAGGAGGAACAGAAGGACATGGGAAACACGGAATTTACGGAAAAGGCAAAGAAACTCGTGCGGGAGTATATCGCTGATCACCTGGACAAAGCGGACGAAATGCCGGCATTTGAGGTGTTTGTGGTATGGAACGCCTACATTCTCGGGAACGCGAAGGCGCTTCTCTCGACGACGCTGCCGGATGGTATGTACTACGAGGTTACATACAACAAGGCGAAGAACGAGATCTATCTGGACGCCTACAAGAAGTTCGAGAATATCTGCTTCGCCGTCTGAAATGCGAAAAAAAGCCCGCCGGGAGACCGGCGGGCGGCGGCGTATGACGGGAGTTAATGAGAGGGACGGCCGTACTCACGTTCCATGGCGGAGCGGGTGACGACCCATTGCTTGCCGAATTTCTGGACATCGACGCCGACGGTGAGCTTACGGTATTCCACGGCTTTGCGCAGGGCGCTTTCGCTGAGACCCCATAGGCCGGTGGCGTCGGCGAACGAGAGCAGACCGGAGAACGGGCTTTCGGCGGCGACGCCGTGCTCCCACAGCTCCTCGGCAGAGATGTCGATCTCGTCCGACCACGAAACGCCGTAGCCGCCGGGATCGACGGAGGCGGACGCCCAGAACGCGGGAGACTCCCGCAGCGGGGCGTAGACCTCCATGCGGTCGAGGAGCGGGCGGAAGTCGTAGGATTTCACGGAGCCGTCCGAGAAATTGGCGAGGAGCGTATAGTCCGGAAGCGGCGTGACGGATTTGAGCTTGTGAAACATGAGATACCTCCTTTACGGAAAGCTCCCGGCCTCATTCCAGAGGCGGGAGCACGCGGAACGACTGCGTTTTCCACATGGTGAGAAGCTCCTGCTGGTACGCGGAAGCCCATTCGAGGACGAGCGCGCGGGCCTTTGCGGGGAGGTCGCATTCTTTGAACGTGAGCGTATTGAGATCAAGGACACCGTTCTTTTCCCCATAGAGAATGTGGACGTGCGGGGGATTATGCTCCCCGCCGAGAAGATACATCTTCACGATGATCCCATAAAATCGGGCGATTACCGGCATGATATTGCCTCCTTTCGTTTCTGACTATATTATATCACGATACCGTGACACTTGCAAGAGGGAAATCGAGGAAATTTCCGGTTTGATTTCTGCTGCCGAGAGCGGCGGCGGAAATGAGGGCGGAAAGACTCCCTCCGTCAGCCTTTGGCTGACACCTCCCTCGGGGAGGGAGGCAGGAGAAAAGAACGGCGATACTTTATATAATTCGCGTGCGCGTGCGCGAATTTTTGCGGACCTGTTAAAAGGCTATCTTTAGGACGGAGGATAAAAGGAGTGACGGCTTACATGGAGTACAAGATCATTTCGGGACCGGTGACGGAGATCCGCCGCGGCTGGATGCCGACAAAGAGAGGCGGCCAGCGCGTTCGGCGGGGAACAAAGGCGAAAAAGTCGAGTATTGAAAAAATCAAACGCAACGAGACGGACGCCATAAAGAAACTCACCCGAGTGCTCAACTGCAATTTCCGGATGGGGGATCTGTGGCTCACCCTTACTTTTCCGGGGAAGGAAGAAATAAACTGGGAGACCGCTCAAACGGCGTTCGACCGGTTCCTCCGAAAGCTCCGCGAGTCGTATCGGAAGGAACAAGGGGCGAACATCAAGTTCGTTTACTCCCAAGGCCGGAAAGATGAGGACGGAAACGATGCCCGGCCACATTTTCATCTCGTCATGCCGGCGGCGGACTATGAGCTCGTCTGCGCTCTCTGGCCACAGGAGGCGGTGACGTACCGCCGTCTTGACGGACGGAAGGATCATGTCAAGATTGCAGAGTATATGATACGAAACGCCAAGGGCGTACCGGGGAAAAAGAAATACCACACGAGCCGCGGGCTAGAAAAGCCTGTCTATACGGAACCGGTGCCGGTGTACATCAACAGCAAGATCGAACTACCGAAAGACGCGATCATCTGTGAGCAGCATAAAACACGGGATTACGAGAGCGGGTTTACCTCGGAGTATGTCCGCTATATTCGACCGGAGAAGGAAAGAAAAGGCAACGGCGCGCGCGTCTCTGCGCGTTCTGTTAAAACAAATGTCGGCGGAAAACCCCTCCGTCAGCCTCCGGCTGCCACCTCCCCTGTTAGGGGAGGCAAGGGGGAGGAAGGCGGCGATGCCGCCACCTCCCTTTGCACAAGGGAGGCTAAAAAGGAGGCGAAGAATTGAAATTCCGGCCGATGAAGGGCTGCGGGGCGGTCTGGCAGCAGCGAATTGTTCACGCCTTTCTGGAGGCGTACCGAAATCTGCCGCCGCCGGCGCAGGACGAGATCCGGAAAACGATAGAGAGCACAGCGAAAGGGCAGGCCGAGGGGCGTGCCCTCATCGCCGTGCTGTTGAAAAACAAATCGCCGGAGACAGCGAGCCGCGAGACGAGCGTGCCGGTGGGCCGGATCTACGAGATGCGCCGGAATTTCTACGCGGCGTACTGGCCGATGTGAGGAGGGAGAAGCATGGCAAGAGACATCACACCGCGGCAGAAGAAGTTCGTGCAGGAGTATCTCCGGAGCGGAGACGCTACGGACGCCGCCATCGCCGCGGGGTACAGCGCGAAGAGCGCGGCCTCGACGGCCTCGAAGACGCTCAAAATGCCGGGCGTCATTGAGTACCGGCGGGAGCTGGAGAAGAAGCTTTTTGACGAGATGGGCATATCGAAGGCGTGGATCGGGCGGCGGTTGGTGGAGATCGTGGAGCGGTGCACGCAGAAAACGCCGGTGCTGGAATGGAATCCGGAGACGCGGCAGAAGGAGCCGAACGGATTCTGGGAATTTGACGCGAACGGCGCGATACGTGCGCTGCATGAACTTGCCGAGCACATGGACTTCGCCGAGGGTGAGCAGAGCGCCGCCGAGAGCATTGAGGACTGGCTCGCAAGGCAGGAGGGATCGAAGCTGTGAACCCGTGCATAGCTATGGACTACATCGAGGGCTGCCTGAAGATCAAGACGAAGAGCGGGACGGTCGTGCCGTTCCGGCTGAACGACGCGCAGCGAAAGCTCTACGCCGTGGCGAAGCGGCAGCAGGACGCCGGAAAGCCTGTGCGGCTCATCATTCTCAAGGCTCGGCAGCTCGGCTTTTCCACGCTGACGGAGGGTCTCATCTTCCACGCCTGCGCGACGCGAAAGAACGTAAACGCGCTGATCGTTGCGCACCGAGAGGACGCGACGGCGAACCTTTTCCGGATGAGCAAGCTGTTCTATGACGAGCTGCCCGCGCCGGTGAAGCCGATGCTGCGCGCCTCGAACGCGCAGGAACTGGTATTCGAGAACCCGTCGAAGCTCCGCAGCGAGCGGGAGGCAAGGCCGGGGCTGCGCTCCCGGATCCGCTGCGCCACGGCGGGCGGGCGCGGCATCGGCCGAAGCGACACGCTGCAATGTGTGCATCTTTCGGAGTACGCCTTCTGGCCGGACGGCGCGGACGGGAAAGCCTCCACGCTTGCCGGCATTTTACAGGCCGTGCCGAGTCTGCCGGGGACGATGGTCGTCATCGAGAGCACGGCGAACGGCTTTGAGGACTTCAAGGAGCGCTGGGACGCCGCCGTTGCGGGGGAGAACGACTTTGAGCCGGTGTTCTTCGCGTGGTTTGAAAACCCGGACTACTCAATGCCGGTAGTGCCGGGGACGGAATGGACGCCGGAGGAGCGGGAGCTGCGGGACGCCTACCGGCTGACGGGCGAGCAGCTGCAATGGCGGCGCTGGTGCATTGCGAACAACTGCGGCGGGAGCCTGGACATGTTCCGGCAGGAGTATCCCGCCTCTCCCGGCGAGGCGTTTCTCCACAGCGGCACGGGCGTATTCGACAACGAGCAGATCGTTCTCCGGCTGGAGCGGCTGCCCGAGCCCGCCGGGCGCGGGGAGTTTACAGACGGCGAGTGGACGGAGAGCGAGACAGGCGCGATCACGCTCTACGAGCTGCCGGAGGAGGGCGTTCCGTATGTGCTCGGCGGCGACACGGCGGGCGAGGGCTCGGACTACTTCACGGCCATCGTCATTGACAACGTGAGCGGGAGGATCGCTGCCAAGCTCCGGCAGAAATATTCCGAGCCGGAATACGTCCGGCAGATCTATGCACTCGGGAGGTTCTACAACGATGCGCTCGTCGCCATAGAAACGAACTTCTCCACCTACCCGGTGATGAAGCTGCAGGAGATGGAGTATCCGAATCAGTACAGCCGCGAGCGGGAGGACACCTACACCCGACAGATGAGGAAGAGCTACGGCTTCCGCACCGACCGGCAGAGCCGTCCGCGGGCCATTGCGAATCTGGTGGAGGTGTTCTCCTCGCATCCGGAGTGGTTTACCGACCGGGAGCTGCTCGAGGAAATGCTGACGTTCTGCTACAACGAGGACCACCGGCCAGAGGCGCTCGCCGGGAAGCACGACGACCTTGTGATGGGCGCGGCGATCACCTACGCAGTGCGGCATCAACAGCGGATGACGGTGCTCACAGAGCCGGAGAAGCCGCGGGAGAAGCTCATCGACCAGATGAAGCGGCAGAAGAGGGCGAGGAAGGCGTGGTGATGACAATCCCTCAGTCGGCTCCGCCGACAGCTCCCTTTGCACAAGGGAGCCTTACCGAGGCGGGAGAGAACGCGCTGCGATCAGCTATTATACAGCGAGTAATATTTCACAGAAATTTTTCGACCGGAGCGGGAAACTGCTCCGGTTTTTTATTTTCTGCGGCCGGAACCTCCTGCTGCTTCAACGGGTTTGACGATTCGTGAAAAGTTCACAAAAAAGTCGCCGAGCACGGACAGATATTTCGGGTTAGCCTTTAATCAGCAGGAAAAATACATCGCGGCCGCGGCAGTACAGCGGTAGAAAGGAACCCACATGGAAGAGAACATGGAAGTCGAAACTCCGGAGGAGGGCTCGGAGGGCGGCGTCGTAACCGCAGAGACCGGCGCTGAAGCGGAAGAGACCGCAGGCGAAAAGAAGCAGGAGGCCGCCGAACCTGCCAGACAGAGCCGGGAAGAAAACGCCAGATACCAGGCGGCGCGAAAGGCCGGAGAATCCGCCGGATTCCGACGCGCCGAGGAGCGCTATCAAAATGCGCTTGCCAAGCTCGGGTTGAGCGATCCGGACGGCGGCGGGGCGATCGACTCGCTGGACGTGCTGGAGAGCTATGCCGACAAGGCGCGCGCGGCGCGGCTAAAAAAGGCCGCGGCAGAGAGCGGGCGCACCGTGCAGGATCTGGAAGAGGAAGAGGACGCAAAAGAGGTCGTCCGCAAACAGAAGCGCGAGCGGGCCGAGCGGGAGAAGGCCGAAGCCGAGGCAGAGCGGCAGAAGGACTGGATCGCCCAGGACGCCGCGGCATTCGTCCGGGAGCACCCGGACGTGGATATCTCCAAGCTCGACGCGAACGCGAAGTTTCGCCGCTTCTGCGGCAGCCGCTACGGCAGAGAGCCGCTGAGCGAGCTCTATGCCGACTGGCAGGAGCTTGTGGGCGAGGAAGCCGCCGCGAAGGCGGTGGAGAAGTCCGCCAGGAAAGCCGAACGCTCCACGGGAGCGGGCGGAGGCGGCGTATCGGCTGGGCTGACGGCCGCCCAGCAGAGGGAGCTTGACGAATGGAACCGCGAGTTTCCGCACCTGAAAATGACCGCCAAAGACTTTTTGGAACGCTGAAAGGAGAAGAATCATGCATCCTGTACAGAATGCGGACGGCGGCAGCGTACTGCAGACCGCCCGCAACTATCCCATTGACGCGGCGACCGTGATCGACGCGGGCGCCGTGGTGAAGCTCTCCGGCGGCAAGGTCGTTCTGGCCGCCGCCGCGGAGACCGGAGGTATCCTAGGCATTGCCGCGGAGTTCCACTCCGGCACGGAGGACGCGCTCAATCTGCGCGCGAACGGCAAGTGGATCAAAGTCTGCGACAACCCGACGCTCATCTTTGAGTGCGCCGCGCCGACGATCAAGGCCGCCTCCGGCAGCGCCACAACCATCGTGCCGGAGACCGGAGACGTGGACGCGAGCGCCGCGGACGACGCTTTCAACAACGCGGTCCTTGTGCTCAAAAGCAAGGCCGCAGCCAGCACGAACACTGACGCTGTCGGCACGCAGATCGTCGTTACCGACTACGCCAAGACCGGCACGGTGATGACCAAGGCCAGCGGCGGCGTGCCGGGCGCGGGCGACGTGTACGAGGTCTACCCCGTGATCGGCGCTTCCATCGGCGGCGTTGCGAGTCTCGGCGACAAGCGCCTCGGCATCACGCTCAAGACCGTGGGCGCGACGAAGCTGCGCTGCATCGGCCACGACTACGAGCGCGGCACCATTAAGCTCATGGCGATCGGCCATGCGCTGACCTGAGAAGGAGGAAAAGGAAATGCCTGCTAATTTTGGAAACTGGGCAACCGACAACTACAAGTTTGTCGGCAAGGCGTTCGACTTTGCGTATGCCGACCGCCTCAATAAGCTCTTGCCCGTCGTGGGCGAGGTGAACGCCAAGAGCATCGACTACGAGCTGACCGGCTCCGGCGGCTACGGCGAGGCGCCGCTTTATGACGGAAACAACCTGAACACCGGATCGCTGCGCCGCGGCTTCAAGACCATCATCACGCCGGAGGAGTTTTCGCTCTCCATCCCCGTCGGCTACAAGGAAGCGAAGATCGACAAGGCGGGCGAGACGAAGAAGGTCGGCACGAAGCTCGGCGACAGCATGGCGATCACGGTGTATCTGCACGTGCTGCGCATGTTCGCGAACGCCTGGAACACCGACGGCCGCCACAACGGCGGCGACGGCGTGAGCTGGGCCAACGCCGCGCACCCTGTCGCCTCGCGCGGCTCGCAGGGCCGCCGCTTCGAGGCGGACACGGACGCCGGCACGTACTCCAACATCTCCACGGACGCCTTCTCCGTTTCCGCTATCACCGCGGCGCAGGCGCGCGCCAACCGCTTCGAGACGCCGGACGGCCTGCCGTTCCTGTGCGACTTCGACACCGTTCTCATCTCCCCCGAGCTGGAGGAGAAGGCGAAGAAGATGTTCGGCGAGAACGCCAGCCTGACGCCGATGCTGAATCCGGACGACAACACGAACGCCGCAAACCCCGTGTACGGCATGCGCTACATCGTCATGGGCGGCGGCGCGGACGGCTTCAAGGCCAAGCAGTGGGCAGTGTGCGACCGCCGTCTCATGAAGGAGATCGTGAACATCGTCTACAACACCCGCCCGATGGTGATGCAGTCGCCGCAGGACAACCCGCTGGTGGATCTGTACACCGCGTATGCCGACTTCGGCGTGGGCTGGGGCGACGCGCGGCAGATCATCTTCGGCGATCCGGGCTGATTTCGATGGAAACCCGCTTCGCTGGGCTTTCCATCGAGGGGGATGCGGTCTGCTGCAGCGCACTCGCTGCGCTCGCACGTTTGCAGACCGAGAAGAGTTTTCTCCGACGCACATGTCGCCGGAGAAAACGATTCGAAATCCCTTTGCGCCTGCGGGCGCAAACTCTGCGAGGCAGGAGAAAGGAAACGAATATGATGAAAATTGACCGCGTGCTCGCCGTTTCGGCGGGCACGAAGGAGACGAGGGTGGACTGCCACTGTCAGACCGTCGTTGTATCCAACAACAGCGCGAATGTGGTTTACATCGCGCCGTATGACCCGAACAAGGCGCTGACAGCCGCGGCGGGCTTCCCCATTCCGGCCAACACGGTGCTGCAGGTGCCGTTCGCCGCCGGAGAGCTGGCGGTCGTAGCCTCGGCGGCATCCACGGACGTGCGCTTCCTGCTGCTGGACTGAAAGGAGAAACGGTATGGACAACTTCTGGAAGGCCATTGTGACCGCGGCAGCCGCGGCGCTGATGGCGTACTTCAAGCAGCTCGTTGTTCCGGTGGCGGTGCTCATCGCGGTGATGATCTGCGATTACGTCACCGGCATGACGGCGGCGTGGATGAACAAGGAGCTTTCGAGCCGCAAGGGCATTCAGGGCGTGATAAAGAAGGTTTTCTACCTGATGATCGTAGCCGTGGGTATGGGGGTTGACTACCTCATCACGATGCTCGGCGGCAAGCTCGGCGTACAGCTCGATGTGAATTTCGTTGTAGGTCTGCTGGTGATCGTGTGGCTTATTATTAACGAACTCATCTCCATTCTGGAGAACAGCGGGAAGATCGGCGTGCCTATGCCGGACTTCCTCATGAAGCTGCTGGACCGCCTGAAACAGACCACCGAGAAAAAGGCGGAGGTCGAGGAAGCTCCGCCGGATAACTGATTATGTGAGGGAAACAGGGCGGGGTGACTCGCCCTGTTTTCGGTAAAAAAAACGACAATCCCTCAGTCAGCCTTGCGGCTGACAGCTCCCTTTGCACAAGGGAGCCTTTGAGCGGTAAGGAGGAAACGATATGACGCTCGGAGAAGCGAAAAACAAGGTATACATGCTCCTCGACGAGCACAGCGCGGGCGGAGAGATCGAGCACGACGAGGACATCGAGAAGAAGATGACGGCGTTTTTCGACATGGCGCAGAAGACGCTCGCGCAGATCAGGAAGATCCTCCGGGAGGAGGTCATTGTCCCAACGTTGGGAAAAACCGTCTACGCCATGCCGGAGAATTTCTACTCGCTGTACCGGATATGGGCGGACGGGAAGAATGCGACACGGCGCTTCCGATGGATGGGCGGGAAGCTCGTCATTCCGGAGGGGTGCGCGGAGGTGACGGTCGAATATTTCGCCATGCCGCAGACGATCCCGACGGATGCGCCGGACAGCTACGAATTTGAGATCGCGCCGGACGCCTGCGAGTGCATGCCGTATTATGTGGCGGCGCAGCAGCTCCTCCCCGATCTCGTGATGGACTACGGGGCGATGCTCACCATGTACGACCGCGCGGTATCGCTTCTCAGGACGACGCAGCCGGGCGAGAACCGGCGCATCGCGCAGAGCCTTTTCCGGGGGTAAGCTATGGCGAAGAAAACAGGGGTAAGCATCCGGCAGAGCGTATATAAGACGTTCCGCGGCGCGGACTTTTCCACAGACCCCTCTCTCGTGGACTATTCCCGCAGCCCGCTTTGCACGAACATCGTGGCGGACGGCGGCGGTATGCCGCAGAAGCGGCTCGGCTGGCGGAGGCTCTGGCAGAAGGACAAGCCGGTATACGGCCTGTTCGCCGGAAGGTTCGACGGCACGGAAAAGAAGCTCGCGCACATCGGCACGGCGCTCTATGCCTGGGACGACGATACGCCGCCGACGGAGATACTCACAGGGCTGCCGGAGAGGCGCTCACGCGCCGCGTATCTTGCCGGGAAGCTCTGGATAGTAACAGGGGCCGGTTTCTACGTATACGATGGCACAGCGGCGCACAGAGCCTCACAGAACGCCTACATCCCGACGACCGTTATCACGCGCAGCCCAACGGGCGGCGGGCAGAGCTATGAGAACGTAAACATGCTGACGCCGTACCGAAAGAACGCTTTTCAGACGGACGGCACGGCGACGGACTTTCAGCTTGACGGAGACATCGACGCGACAGGCACGGTGCGCGCATGGGTGTTCGGCGAGGAAACGACGGCGTTCACGCTCGACCGCGAGAAGGGCATCATAAAGATGACCACGGCCCCGGCAAAGCCGACGGCCGGTTCGGAGGATGGGCTGGTGGTGGAGTTCCCGCACACGGTGGCGGGCTACACCGACCGCATCGACAAGTGCACGATCATCACGACCTACGGCATCGGGACGAACGACCGCGCGGTGCTGAGCGGGAACGCGGAGCTCCCAAACGTGGACTGGACGAGCGGGATGAACGATCCGACGTACTTCCCCGATCTGCTGTACAACGAGGTCGGGAGCGAGGCCACGGCGATCCTCGGGTACTGCCGTCTCGGAAGGTCGCTCGGCATCGTGAAGGAGGACAACGGGCAGGACAGCACGATCTATCTGCGCACCGCAGAGCTGCAGGACAGCGAGATCGCGCAGCCGCAGCAGCAGGCCGTGGCGGGCGTCGGCTCCATCGCGCCGGGGAGCTTCGCTTCTCTTCTGGACGATCCGCTGTTTCTATCCCGCAACGGGGTAATGGCCGTAACGACGAACAGCTACACAAGCGAGAAGATCACGCAGGGGCGCAGCTTCTATGTGAACAACAAGCTCAACGACGAACCGGAGCGGGAAAAGGCCGAGGCGGTGATATGGAACGGCATGTATATGCTTGCTCTCCCGAACGGCCACGTCTACGCGCTGGACGGGAGGCAGAACAAGACCTACCGGAGCGCGGCGCTCGGCGACTATGTGTATGAGGGATACTATTTCGAGAACATCCCCGCCTCCTGCTGGCTAAACCGGCGAGCGGGCGCGGAGGAATCGCTGTACTTCGGCACGGCGGACGGGCGGATCTGCAAGCTAAACACGGACATCGAGGACATGAGCCGCTACAGCGACGAC